TACGAGTCCACTCCGCCGACCGGATCATCGTTGACGAAGCAGCATTCGTGCTGGCGGGAGTCATAGACGAGGTGATCGGGCCGATGCTCGCTGACCGCCAAGGGCAGTTGATTATGGTTTCAACGCCCTGGGGCCGGAACCACTTTTATCGGGCCTTCTCATTGGGCACTGACCCGGGCGAGCCGGATCACGCCGGTTTCCAATTCCCGACACGGGATAATCCATACGTCAGCGCTTCCTACGTGCAGCGGCAGCGGCGCGACCTGCCAGAGCGGGCATTCCGAGTGGAGTACGAAGCCGACTTCATAGACGACGTAAGCGCCGTCTTCCCGCACGACTCGATTCAGTCGGCGATTGCCGAGCCGGTTCCATATCGTGGGCCGATAGCGGTAGGCGTTGACTGGGCCAGATACAGCGACTATACGGTAGCGCTTGCGGTCAGTTGTCAGCCGCCGTTCCAGGTTATTGACTTTGTGCGGTTCCAGCAGTTGCCTTGGGAGCGACAGATCGCGCAGGTTGCCGAGTTCATCGCCAAGCACCAGCCGAAGGTGGTATTGACCGACCAAACGGCGGTAGGCGACCCGCTTATCGAGCAGCTCCGGACGAAGCTCTGGGATGATGGAGTTCAAACCGATGTGCGCGGACTTGTCTTCACCAGCGCGAGCAAGCGAGAATTGATTGACACCCTGGCGATAGCGTTCAGCAAGGGCGAGATTCGGATTCCGCCCGACCCGGACCTGATTCGAGAGCTGGAATATTACGAATACGAGATGACACCGGCGGGCGCGATTAAGATGAACGCCAGAGCTGGATACCACGACGACCTGGTGATCGCCCTGGCGCTGGCGGTCTTTTCCGCCGAGCACAGTGTGAGCACGTTGGCGGTAGGAGTCGGATTGAGCAAAGCGCGACCTATGTGGGATTGATATATGTCATTCAGAGACACACTGCGAAAAGCGATAGGAGCGGCAAAGGAACCAGCGGCGCCCGATATAGGTCCATCCGTGATTGTCGTGCCTGCACAACAGACGCGGGAATCGTGGAACCTGAACTATCTCTGCTCGGCCTTGGGCTTGCAGGAGACATACAGCCCAGAGTTCTACAAGCTGATTCGCTTGACGATCCCGCCGCTCGCAGCCGCCGTGCGAAAGCTGACGCTTCTATGTGGAGATCTTGAGCCGACTGGTCCCGATCCGCTGGTTGAAGACCTGACTCGTTGGATGCAGACGGTCGGGGCGAACCGTGTCGAGCGCGGGTTCAACGTGTGGGAAAACGCCGACTGTCGCGACCTGCTAACCTTTGGACGCGCGGCGGGTGAGATCGTGCTGACCAACGACCGCAAGGACATCTATCGGCTGGTCAACGTCGAGCCGCCGACCTTGAGACTGATTCCCAACGCCCAGACCGGAGAGATCGAGATCGGCCAGGCGCAGGCGGCAGGGCAGATCGTTATGCTGGACCGCGCCTTGACGACATACGAAGTCCACCAGTCGGAAGGTGGGGATCCACGCGGCACGAGCCTATTCAGCGGCTTGCAGTTTCCGGCGGAGATCGTGCTGACCATCGAACACGCGGTAAAGCGCAACTGGGAACGGATCGGCGCGCCGGGGTTCCTTCTCGCCATTGAGCCGGGAGCGAACTGGGGTGGCAACAAGGATACCGCGCAGGGGATTGCCGATGCTGTACTGACGAAGTGGAATGAGGCCCAGGCCGCGCGCCGGCAGGGAAAGATTCAAGACTTCTCGTTCGTCGGGAACCTGAAGGTGATCACCATTGGCGCGGATGGCCAGGTGCTCGACATGGAGGTTCCATATCGGGCGCTGATGGAGCAACTCATAGCCCAGACCGATCTGCCGCCGTGGATGTTTGGATTCGCTTGGTCCACAACCGAGCGGATGAGCAGCACACAGGCAGAGATGCTTGTGGCGACTATAGAGGGGTTGAGATCAGAGCGACAATCCGCTCTACTCTATGTCCTGGAACTGAGGCAAAAGCTCGTAGGTTTGCCGTTCGAGGAGATCGAGTGGAAGTGGTCAAACGTCACGCTCACCGACATGCTGGACGAAGCGCGAGCGCGGCAGACGCACGCTCAGGCGCACAAGGTCGAGATTGAGAACGCCGCTGCTGCCTGGCGCAACGGCTGGATAGATCAGGTGGCAGCGGCGCAAGGCGCTGGGTACGACATTGAGGAGCCGGCTACGCCGATGGGCACTCCACCTGCACCGGCCCCGGTCGGCCCCGCTGGCCTGAGCGCCCTCGTGAAGCCAATGGCGGCCTGCACCTGTGGTGAAGTCCACTCAAAGTCCGACTGGGGACAGGTCACGTACGGCAGCGACGAGGAGCCGAATGACGAGCGAATCAAGAAGCTGATTGACTCCTTTTACGGCGACCTTCGGCGAAGCGCCCAGAAGCTGCAGGATCGGGTCGAGCAGGCGCTTCGGCCCTGGTTCCCGGCGCAGGAGTCGAAGGCGGTCACTAAGGACGCCGCAGAAGACTTGACCAGGGCGCAGATGAACGCGCTCACAGATGCTTTCGAGACGCACTTCCGCGAAGTGGCCGGGATGAAGCGAGACCAGGAGGGCTTCGTATCCCCGACTACCGGCGACGGAATCATTCAGGACTACTATCTGACCGGCATGAGCCTTGGAGTGCTCAGAGCCAATGAAGCGACGGGCACTGGATCGGCGAACGTGCTAATAGCGCGTGATGCGAACTCGGTGCAGTCGTTTATGACGAACGCCTTCGAGCGATTGTCAGACCAGGGCGCGCTTCGGCTTGAAGACATCCTGCCGCAGGTGAAGGACATAATCAAGCAAGGGATAGACCTCGGCGAGAACCCGCTGGAGATCGCGCGGCAACTGAGCGCTCGGTTCGACCAGTACAAGGGCTGGGAGTTCGAGAGGCTTGTTCGGACGGAAGTGGCCTTTGCGCAGAACGCAGGGTTTGTAGCTGAGTGCGAAGCCGAGGGCGTGGATTGCAGCAGGATAGACGCTTCGGCGGTGCCCGCTCACCCCAACTGCTTGCTCGGATCAACGCCTTGTGAAGCGCCCGGAGGTATCGTCGCGGGGCTGCGCGCCTGGTATGACGGGCAAGCCATTGAGTTTACGTTCGCCCATGCCGGACGGTTGGCCATTACCGAGAATCATCTGCTCCTTACGAGGAACGGGTTCGTTCCGGCGAAGGCGCTCCATGAGGGTGACGATGTAATCTATTGCCCCAGTTTTGAGGGGACGGCGCTTTCCAGACCAGATAATGACCACGGCCCAGCCTGTATTGAGGATATAGTCAATGCGCTGGCGGAATCTCTCGGCGGCTACTCCGCCGGCGTGCCAGTTGCCTCCGAAGATCTCCACGGCGATGGGAACTTCGTTCACGGCAATGTCAACATTGTAGGGGCCGATGGCTTTACTGAGCGTGACGGCGATACCTCTCTCCTCCAGCATGGAAGCAAGGGCAATGTCGAGGGCGGAGGCGTGACTTCGCTTCCTCTCTTTGCCGAGGGCACGCTTGCAGAGGTCCTGCTCCGTGCGGCGCATACCGCGGACAGCCTCATGAGCCGCTATGGTGATTCGGTTGGTGTATCCCGGTTCGGCACGCGCATAGACGAGTCGGATGGCCTCGCTCTGCGTTCGCAAGGAGACTCCTCGCTTACGGAAAAGCCGGTCAATGACTTGACGGCTGACGCCCAGGCCCTGGGCGAGTTGGTTGACCGATTCTCCGAGCAGATAGCGTTCGATAAGATCATCGGCGTTCGGAAGTTCAATTTTAGGGGGCATGTCTATGACCTCCAGACCTTTGCCACAGTATATCTCGCCAATGGAGTGGTGTCAAGCAACTGCCAATGCACAACCAGCATCGCCGAGATAAACGGCAGACTCACGCTGATTTACGAAGTTGCAGCAAACGCCTGCGACAAGTGCCTTGCGATTAAGGCGACGAATCCGGTATAGGAGGATGCCGAGCCACATCGGCTTGCGACCGAGTGCCGCTTTCTCCACGGCTACCGCACCTTCCGCAGGCTTGGCAGGGTCTCGGCAAACTGATTATATCACAATTTGAACGGAGGTTACGATGGAACATAAACATGCTTTTCCCGCGGACGATCTGAAGTTAGGGAAGATCATCAGAGGCGAGGTCGCCATTGACGGCCTCACCTATCGGCCTTTCAACGCCAGGGGTTACGGCGCGCGGTTCGACGGCAAGGTAATGTGCTTTGCTGTCACGGACAACGGCCTGGCCTTCCTATGGGGCACGGCGGAGGCTATGGCCGCGAAGCAGGCCGAGGCCGACCCCACGCATGTTTTCGTGCCGGAGGAATACCGCACGGGCGACTGGCGATGGTGGGGGCCAGAAGGTTGGGAGCCGCCTGCGCCGCCGGTTGAGGCTATCGCCCTGGAAGATTTGACGAAGAAGGAACTCCAGTCGCTCGCCGAGGCCAAAGGCATTGACACCAAGGGGATGAACAAGGCGGAGATCATCGCGGCAATTTGCGCGGCGGAACCCGAACCGCCCGCGGAACCGGACGAGGCCGAAGCCGAGCAGCCGGCTGAACAGCCTGCCGAGGATCCCGACGGTGTACAGCAGTTAGAATCAGCGGAGCCTGCCGCTTCGGATACGACACAGTAACCAACGGGCCAGTATTAGGCTAGATAGGAGGGCGTGCTTCTTCGGAGGTGCGCCCTTCGCTTTTCAGGGGTTCGAGATGGTTCATTATCAGCACAACTGCCGGAAGTGCGGGCATATCTGGTATTCAACTTCGCGCCGCGCCAAGTGCCCGAACTGCGGCAAGGACAGCTTCATCAAGGGGCATGACTTCGCACGCCCCGATCTGCATTTGAAGGGGGCGACAAGACATTGAAAGACAGGATCGTTGAACTACCGGAGATCGTGCGATTCGTCACGCCGGTGCATGCCAAGGCGTTGACCTTGACGGAGGCCGACATTCAATCGGTGCAGGATCGGGCGCTGACGGCTGTGGATCCGGAAAACATCTGGGCGCGCGAGTTCTACATTGCGAACGACCGGGTTGACCGGCACTTTGAACATTTCGACCGCGGCCACTTGCAGCGGTTCGCGGACACCATCGTGGACAAAAGCCTGCTGATTGGCCACGAATACGAAGGCCGAATGGCAGAAGGCTTGTTCTACAAAGCGCGTGTCGGACGTGAGGGCGGCGTTGTTTGGACGCTCGGCACGGCCTATACGATCAAGACGGCAGCGAACGAGCACATCCGCGCTTTGGTGGACGGCGGGGTGCAGCGGTATGGCTCGATCGGGTTCAAGCCCGACTGGGCGGCGGCAGTCTGTGATATTTGCGGATTGCCCTACTACATGCCGTGCAAGGACGGCGCGATGTGCGAGCATTACGCCGGTGAGGAATATGACGCTGAGGTTTGCACCGTGGCATGGAATTGGAAGAAGGCACGGCCTGAGCAGGTTGAGGCTTACGAATACAGTTTGGTCTACCTTGGCTCCCAGTATGGGGCGGGCCCGAAGAAGGGGGCCTTGGACGACGAGTTGGCGATGCTGGACGCCGGGATAGTTCCGGCGGCGGCTCGCAAGTCAGCGCTATTCCCAGACAGAAAGAAGGTGATGCTTGTGAAAGATAAAGAGCTGACGGACGTGAAAGGGGCGGTTCCGGTTCATAGGCCGAAGACGGCGGATCGAGAACTGGCATGGGACGGCAACAAGGCGGTCTCCGATCTCCGTGACTTTGCCGGAGGGCCGGATAAAGCGGACATTAATTGGGCGAAGTATCGCCAGGGGTTCGCCTGGTACGACGGCGATGCGGCAGAGGATTTCGGGAGCTACAAGTTGCCCCACCATTACGTCGAGGACGGGACACTCGTCGTGGTGTGGAGTGGAGTTGCCGCGGCCGGCGCTGCAATCCAGGGCGCTAGAGGCGGCGTGGACATCCCCGAATCGGATGTGGATGGCGTGAAGCGTCACCTTGCGGCGCACTACGCGCAGTTTGAGGAGACGCCTCCTTGGGAGCAACAAGGAGACGCGGCTGACGAACCGGACGAGCCGGAGCCGAAGGACGCCGGAGATCCTGTCGTTCCCAAGGCGAAACTTGACCAGGCCATAGCCGAGCGCGACGTGGCGCTTGCGGGGCTGGACAAGTCAACCGCGGCTGTTACTGACTTGACGGCGCAGGTCGAGCAGAAGGCGCGGGAAACTGCTGACACTGAGGCTCGGATCGCCGAGTTGGAGCCGAAGGCGGCCCTGGCCGACTCCCTACTCGCCGACCGCAAGGCCGAGGTCGAGTGCAAGGCCAAGGCAGCCGGTGTGGATGGCCTGATTGGCGACCTGGAGGCTGTGACCGATCTGGATCGGCTTCATGAGATCGAGAAGGCTGTTAGCGCGGCCTTTGACGAGAAGTTCCCACCGCTGGGCAGGGCGGCGATTCCCGGCCCGGGCGAGGATACGAAGGAAGTGGCGGAGGACGTCGTAATCGGCGGCCCGCCGAGATAGAAGACCCGGTAACACCGGGGAAAGGAGCAACGAAATGTTGACAATAGGTGGACCAGTGAGCGGCCCGACGAGACCTGGGATTATCAATACGGGCACTCCCCGCGTTGGTGACTTGGTCAAGCGCTCCAGTGGGCAAAACTGCGAGTGGACGAAGCTCACGGCAAGCACTGACCCGGTTGAGGGTCGGATTATCGCAGTGGATGGGGCGTACATCACGGTGGAGCTGCTTGCCTCGCCGGTAGTGATGGAGTTGCCTTACGACGGCAACTATGTGGATGGCGCGACCGGCACCATGACAGCCGAGACCATCTCTATCGGGCAGACCATCCTAGCCGGTGCAGCTATAACCGTTAAGGGGGTCGCCAGCCGCGTCGTTACCGTGAAGGGAGCCGCATACAGCAGATTCACATCTGCTGGCAACGGTATCGTTGTCGCAAAAGACCACAGGACGGGATACGTCCTGGTAGCCCCAACATTACTCTAAGGAGGTTTGTCAACGTGGACAAAGATAAAATCAGAAGCTATTTCAAGGGCCTCGATGAGTACTTCTATTCCAGTATGCGGAAGGAGCACCTCGCGGCCAACAACCTTGCGGCCCTGGCCATAGGGATGAAGGGCGGCATCGAAGACGAAGGCCCAAGCGCCGAAATCGTCAACGCCCGCACGATTTACTTCGCAAGGCGTTGCGGATATACGCCTGGCATCCACTTCAATCCGGCAGCGGCAGCTGCTGAATTGCCGATGATCGCCGAGCACGCGAGGCAAACCTGGTATCTCGAAAAGGCGGCAGGTGCGTTCGGCCTCGAACTCTACGGTCCGAATAGCTGCCTGGTCAAAGAGATTCTGGCGGGCGACGCGAACACGAACCTCCCGGTGCTGTTCGCGGCGTTCATTGACTCTGTGGTGATGGAGTCGCTCCTTGCGAACTCCCTCGTGCCCCAACTCGTGTATACGAGCCAGGTCATCAACTCCTTCGACTACCAGGCCGTTGAGGTGGATGACGAGGATAGGCCGAGCATTGTCCCGGACGCCTCCGATCTGCCTCTGGTGAAGATTCAACTTACCGAGCACAGCATCAGGGCGATCAAGTTTGGACGGACCATCGAGGCCAGCTATGACGCGATGATGTATCAGCGCGTGGATGTGATACGACCCGTCATCGCACGAGCCGTCAGGCGCATAGGCATTGATGAAACGAACCTGGCGCTGACCGCGCTGTATTCCGGTGACGCTCCGAGCGATGCCAACGGCGTTGCGGCAAGTGTTACCACTTCCGCTGTGACGGGCACGCTCCAGTGGGAAGACTTCATCTCCCTGGGCGTGGCCTTCAACGACGGCTACAACGCCGATGTGGGCGTGATGGGCGCAACCATGATCGCTGACACGATGGGGCTGACGGAGTTCCGCACTCCGCAGTCCGCAACGATTCAGGTGATTGCGGGGATCCCAAACCCGCTTCACGTTCGCTGGTTGAAGTGGACAGACGCACAGTCTCCTATCGCGGCGGACAGGCTCATCCAGCTCGACAATCGCCGAGCGCTCATCGAGGTTCAGGCCGCGGGGTTGCTGCAAGAGGAGGATCGCGTCATAACATCGCAAGTCAGGCGATTTGCGATTAGCAAGCGGTCTGGATACGTCGTGGCCGACCAGGCGGCGACAAAGGTCCTCGACGTGACGCATTGATGTGACGCACGTCTAGAACCCTTGGCGTGCCAAATAGGGCAATCAGGGGTCGGGTGAAGCTGGCCCCTGTCCTGCCCTTGGAGGAACAAACAATGAAACGAATATCCCTTCTTCTCATAGTGGCCGCCCTGATGCTGGCGCTCTGTGCGCCGTGCTTCGCGGTATCTAGGAATCTGGTCAATACTGCGCCGGCTATAGGCGGTAAAAATGGGCGGTTTGTCTGCAACCTACTACTGGACGTAGACTATGACGCTACGCCGACAATCAGTGCAGCCGGAAACATCACGACGGGCATCACCGATCCGCCATCTCCGGCGCTCATTACGATTGATCCGGCAACCGCGCCCGGAACCACATCGGCCGATGTCACCACCATTACCCTAACAGGCACAGACTATACAGATGCCGCAACCACGGATTTGTATACCTGGACAGGCACGGTCGCAAGCTCCGTGACGGGGACGAAATACTTCAAAACCATTACGAAGATCACTACGACACTCACGGGAACAGCCCCCGGCGCCACAAACATCGGATACCTGGCACAGACACGGTTCTACGTGCCCGCCAACACATATTGGGTAGACTTCGAGGTGATTACGACCTCGATTGTCGTCTATGTGGATTTTACAAACACAGCCCCAGGGGTTTTGACATCGGCGTATACATGGCCAACGGCCACATTCAAGCAGATGGGTCTCGGAGGTGGCACCTGGGTTTACTTCGGACTGTCGAGCACAGCTTCGGCAACAGACCGCATACAGATTCAGTGCTGGAGATAATGACACCCGGAGGGTCTGGGGTGCTTCTCCTTCCGCCCAGGCCCTCCACCTGACACCGATAAGGAGGCGTCAAATTGAAAAATCTCAGATCAAAAATCATAACGATTACCAACAGCGCGGCGGATTGCACTCTCGGGTTAGGTGGCAACCTGACGCTGGAGTGCACTCTCCAGTAGAAGGCGGATGGAGGATATAAATGGCTATAAGACTTAGGAAAACTGACGGTAGGACGGATGTAGCGGACCATTTCGTTGACGCCCGCGGCACGGAGGAGGGCGCGGCTCACGTCGCCGAGCAGTACCCCGATTCGGAGCAGATGAAACTTCTCACCTTCATCTCTGTACCTCTAGCTGCCGCAAACGCAGTTACAGAACTCGTAGAGGTAGACGGTGCGCAGAGTATCACCTTGTTCCTGAGAGTGACGGCTACTGGTGATGCGGGAATTCAAATTGTCCTAGAGGGGTCAAACGATGGGACAGTCCCCGGCTACAGATCGGAGTCGCCACTACCCACAATGGCTCCATTAGCGGATCAAGGAGCTGGCACGGCTTACTACATGGTAGCCAGATCGTTCTGCGCCAAGTATGTTCGCTTGCGTTGCATCACACTCACAGGTTCGGGAACCCCCGTTTGTTCATTAGTCGCCGCACGGATTTATTGGAGG